AATCCAGTAGATGATAGAGCTGGAATGTCAAGACAAAAGTATGGTGGTAATAAAGGAGATGAAAAAAGATCAGCTACAAAAGATTATGATTCTCCAGCATCTATAAGAAAAGCACAGTCTACTCGTAAAACTGACAAATATTAGTAATGGCTTTTAAATTACCAGGATCTCCACTTAACTTTATGGGTATAAATCCAGATCACAAAGGATATTGTACGCCTATGACAAAATCTACTTGTACACCTCGTAGAAAAGCTTTGGCTAAAAGATTAAAGCCAGGTGGAGATTTATATAAAGGAAAGAAAAAATAATATGGCGTATACGCAACATTTTGGATTATCTAGAAATTCCCCTTTAAATATGGGAGGTGACAATACTTCTAAAGAAATTGAACCTAAAACAGACACAAGCCCAGAAGAAGCTAGTAGTATTATTAGTCAAAACAACTCTAGAAAAGGTCCAAAGCATATGATTAGTCAAGGGTCCAAAGATGATAGTTTCTTTACAAAAGTAAAAACAGCATTTATGAATCCTTTAGATGCTTTTAAAGTTGCTGGTGGATTAGGTCAAGATCAATTTAAAGGTGAAGGTCATACTTTTAGAAGTATGAAAAACTTAAGACAAGCAAGAGAGGCTCAAGACCAAGGTGTTAAAATCCCTGATTTAGAAAAAAGCAACGCAATGAATAATGTTTTAAGTTTAGCGCCACCAATTATGGCTGCACAAACCTTAACTGACGCAGCTAGCGGTGATTTAATGGGGGCGTTTGCTGGTAAATTTACTAAAAAATTTAAAACAGTAAAAAAACCATTACAATCACTTGTTAAAAATGCATACGCTGGAATTAAGTATAAAAACGCACTAGGAAAAACTATATAATGGCATTTAAACTAAAACCACCATTTAAAGAACACTCTCCTATATATGAAAGAGAATTAGAAGAAGGTTGCATGGGTAAAGGAAATAAAAACGGCACTATTTTAATAGCACCAGACTTACCTAAAGACGCTGAGTTAAGTGTTATAGATCATGAAGAAGTTCATATTGATCAAGTTAAACGTGGTGATTTAGATTATGATGATAAAAATGTTTACTGGAAAGGTAAATCATACGCAAGATCAAAGATGAAAGAAGGTAATCCTAATTTACCTTGGGAAAAAGAAGCATATAGTAAAACAGATCCACACGATAAATATTAATGAAAAAGAAATTTAAAGATACAACCGTTGGACAACTATTGTTTGGCGCAGCGTCTGTAATCAACCCTACATTAGGTAGCGTATTACAAGGTGTTACTTCACCAAAAGAAGCGCTTGAAGCTATTACAAAAGCCGATGTTTCAACAGATGATAAGATAAAATTACAACAAATAATCTACGAACAACAGAATAAAGAAATAGAAGCCATAACATCAAGATGGCAAGCAGATTCTATATCTGATTCTTGGATGTCAAAAAATGTACGTCCATTAGTTTTAGTATGGTGCATTGTTGTATTTTCTTTTGCAGGTATACTAGACAGTATAGAAACATTGCCTTTTCATATAAATGAATTATGGAATGATACTTTTGAAAAAGTAATGATGTCTGTAGTTTTAGCTTATTTTGGTGGACGAAGTAGTGAAAAAGTAACAAGCATATTCAAAAAGTAAAAGTAAATATTAATAAGTAATAATAATAATAAGTAAAACAAATAATAACAATTTAAATTAAATCAAATGAGTAAAGATTCAAAAATTACAGACAAAGAGTTAGAAACAATTAAAGAGCAACAACAAAAAATTCAAACAGTTGTTTATGACTTAGGAGCATTAGAAGCTAAGAAATTTGAAATTTCTGTAGCATTAAAAGAATTTAATGATGCTTTAAACGAAACTAAAAAAGAATTAGAAGAAAAGTACGGGCAAGTTAACATTAACTTACAAGACGGATCTTATGAAGAAATTGTACCAGAAGTAGAGGCTGAAGAAGTAAAGTAAGATGAACTCTGTTATAAGAAAGATAAGTATAGGCGCGGACTATAAAAACGAAGCAATGCATTATTCTGTAGGTCAATCAGTTTATGGTGGACATACAATTAATAATATTACTTTAGATGAAGCTGATAACTCTTATAATATTTTTATAAAAAAACAAGACGAGGTAATGCCGTGGAAGAAATTTAATTCTAACATGGCTATATCTGTTGAGTATGATTTAGAGTATTAATGAACAGTATATATGATTTTATTATAACTCCTAAAAACAAGAGATATAACAATGAAATAAAAATTGGTGATAAAACTTTAATAGTTAACACTAGTATTGAAGATCATAAACTTGTTAGCAAAGAAGCAGTTATAGTATCAGTGCCATTAGCGTTTAAAACTATTTTGAAAGTTGGTGACGAAATAATGGTACATCATAATATATTCAGAAGATGGTATGATGTAAAAGGCAAGCAAAGAAATAGTGGTCAATATTTTAAAGAAGAATTATATTTTTGTAAACCAGATCAACTATATTTATATAAAAGAAACAATAAATGGTTATCTATTGGGCAAAGATGTTTTATAAAACCCATAAAAAACAATAACAATCTAACGTTAGATAAAGAGCAAAAGCATATTGGAATATTAAAAATAGGTAATAGTTCATTAGAAGCGCTAGGAATTAATCCAGGGGATCTTGTAGGTTTTAAATCTAACAGAGAGTGGGAGTTTATTGTAGACGGTCAACGTCTTTATTGTATGAAATCAAATGATATTATTTTAAAATATGAATACGAAGGAAACGAAGTTGAATATAATCCAAGCTGGACATGTAGCAGTTGAGGAACTTATTAAAGTTGCTAAAGAAGCTATTGTAGATTCAGATGATGATATATCAGCTGACAGACTTAAAAATGCTGCAGCTACAAAAAAACTAGCTATATTTGATGCTTTTGAAATACTTAACCGTATTGTTGCAGAGCAAGAAATATTAGAAGATAAACCCAAAGAAGTTAAAAAAGAAACTACATTTCGTGGTTTTGCTGAAGGAAGATCTAAGTAATGTACACGCAAACGCTATATAAAATATTACCTAATCATGTTAAACCTAAAGTTCTTAATAGAATGAATAGGTATAAAAAATGGGAGTATGGATATAATGATGATCATGATATGATTGTTATATCTAAGACTGGAAAGATTGGAGAGATTTATGAAATACAAAATCTTAAGATAGCTTTACCTAAACAAGAAAACGTTCACAAGTTTAAAGAAAATAGATGGACTAGATTTGAATATGCAAAAGAATTAAAAAGAATAAAAACAGTATTTGACTGGAGGGAATATCCCGATGAATTTAAAGAAAAATGGTATGAATATATTAATGAAGAGTTTAAACGACGCGAAGAAGGTTTTTGGTATATCAACAAAGATATTCCTACTTACATTACTGGCACTCATTATATGTACTTGCAGTGGTCCAAGATTGATGTTGGGAACCCAGACTTTCGAGAAGCAAACCGTCTCTTTTTCATATTCTGGGCCGCATGTGTGGCAGACATACGGTGTTATGGTATGTCCTATCTCAAGAACAGACGTTCAGGCTTTTCGTTCATGGCATCAGGTGAATGCGTTAATATGGCGACCATATCAACCGACGCACGTTTTGGGATTTTGTCCAAATCTGGCGCCGATGCTAAGAAGATGTTCACTGATAAGGTCGTACCAATATCCGTTAATTATCCCTTCTTTTTCAAACCGATCCAGGACGGTATGGACCGCCCAAAGACCGAGCTTGCCTACAGAGTCCCAGCCAGCAAGTTTACCAGAAGAAGTATTACCTCGACCGACAAAACCGAGGATATCACCGGGCTTGACACGACCATCGACTGGAAGAACACGGGCGATAACGCCTATGATGGTGAAAAGCTCAGGCTCCTCGTCCATGATGAATCGGGGAAGTGGGAAAGGCCCAACGACATCCTCAACAACTGGCGTGTTACGAAAACCACCCTTAGATTAGGTTCTAGAATTATTGGCAAGTGTATGATGGGATCAACATCAAATGCTTTAGATAAAGGAGGTAGAAATTTTAAGAAATTATATGACAGCTCAGATGTTACAAAAAGAAACGCAAATGGACAAACACGTTCAGGACTCTATTCTTTGTTCATTCCTATGGAGTGGAATTACGAAGGATACATTGACTCTTATGGGTATCCTGTATTCGACACCCCACAAGAAAAAGTGCTTGGACCTCATGGAACTCCAATCAAGCTTGGGGTTATTGAGTACTGGGAAAATGAGGTAGAAGGTCTTAAGGAAGATCAAGACGGATTAAATGAATTTTATAGACAGTTTCCACGTACTACAAAACATGCGTTCAGAGATGAGTCTAAAATGTCTTTATTTAATCTAACTAAGATTTATCAACAAATAGATTATAATGAAGAAGCAACAGCTGCTTCTGTAGTTACAAGAGGTAATTTTCAATGGGAAAGAGGTATTAAAGATACTAGAGTTATATTTTCACCTAGCAAACAAGGTAGGTTTTATATAACATGGACTCCTCCTATTAATTTACAAAATAGATTTATAATTAAAAATGGTATTAAATATCCAGGCAATGAGCACATGGGTGCTTTTGGTTGTGATAGTTATGATATATCAGGGACAGTAGATGGTAGAGGTTCTAACGGATCTTTACATGGGTTAACTAAGTTCAGCATGGAAAATGCTCCTGCTGATCATTTTTTCTTAGAGTATATCGCTCGCCCACAAACTGCTGAAATATTTTTTGAAGATGTACTTATGGCATGTATATTTTATGGTATGCCAATATTAGCAGAAAATAATAAACCTAGATTATTATATCATTTTAAAAGAAGAGGTTATAGAGGATTTAGCATTAACAGGCCTGATAAGCTTTATGCTAAATTATCAGTAACAGAAAGAGAGATTGGTGGAATACCTAACTCTAGTCAAGATATCATACAAGCACATGCTGCTGCTATTGAGACATATATTGAAAATGCCGTGGGATTTGATGGTGAAAATTATGGAGATGTTTATTTTCAAAGAACATTAGAAGACTGGGCTCAGTTTGATATAACTAGAAGAACAAAGTTTGATGCATCTATTAGCTCAGGACTTGCTATAATGGCTTGTAACAAAAGTAGATACGCTCCAGTAAATAGAATAAAGAGACAGCCAGTAGATATTGGTATAAAAAAATATGATAATAAAGGTTTATTATCTAAAATAATCAAGTAAATGAATACATACGCAAATCCAAATAGTGCCTTTCCAAGCCAAACTGTGCCAGACGCTGAAAAATCTTCGTTAGAATACGGAACACAGGTTGCACAAGCTATTGAAA